CTTACTGAGCCGAGTGGTTGCCGATAAGAAAGAGCTGATGAGTAACCCTAAGTTTGCGGCACTGCTTGAGGGCTACGGGGTTGATGTACCAATGAAAGTATCACCTACTACAGGAAAACTAACGTATGCCTTCGCAAAGACTGATGACGGGCTCAAAGACTTACTCGAACATGAGAACCCAGATGTGCAGGTACTGGTCGCAACGCGACTTGGTGTTAAGAGTACAATCGAAGAGACACGGACTGAACGCTTTATTGGAATCGCTAAACGAACTAATTACTTACCCATACCACTAAACTATTATGGTGCGGCAACAGGCAGGTGGTCAGCAGGTGGTGGGCAGAAGGTAAATTTCCAGAACTTACCAAGAGATAGCACACTTAAGAAGTCTATTGTTGCACCTGATGGTATGGTCGTAGTAGGAGCTGACTTATCTAACATTGAACTACGTGTGGGTCTTTGGGTGTGTGATGAGATGGAGGCTCTTAAGTCACTAGGTGATGGTCGGGATTTGTATAAGGAGTTTGCATCCCTTGCGTTTAACGTACCTTATGAGGAGGTAACTAAGGCACAGCGGTTTATTGGTAAGACATCTCAGCTAGGTCTTATCTTTGGTGTCGGTGCGGCGAAGCTACGAGATGCTGTAAAGTCTGGGTCAGGCACTGACTTAGGTGAGATGGAAGCGAAGCGCATCGTTGACCTCTACCGCAAGACATACACAGGGGTGACAGCGTTTTGGAAGACGTGTAGTAGTGCTATTAAGGCAATCGCTGACGATGATACGTTTACATTCGGTCGCAATGGTTTGTATATAGTAGATGGTAAGCGTGGTGTGAAACTCCCGTCTGGTCTGTATATGCAGTACCCACAGCTTGAGAATGTGATAGACGAATCGTCTGGTGAGAAGGGTTACAAGTATAAACTGCGCAATGGATATGATAGACTTTTCGGACCGAAATTAACAAACAATCTGGTACAGGCGACTGCCCGTTGCATCATGTCAGAGGCTATGGTTCGCATAGCTAAGAAGTATCAAATCGCGCTGTCTATTCATGACGCGCTGTATATAGTTGTGCCAGAGGATGAGGCGCAGGAAGCCTTAGACTTTTTAATTGAAGAGATGTGCAGACCACCAGAGTGGATGCCCGATATACCACTAGCGGCTGAGGGCGGCTGGGGTAGAAGCATAGCTGATTGTTAGGAGAGTAAGATGGATACTGAACAAAACATAATAGAGCAGTGTAGGCATATCATACATCAACTTATTGTTATGGGTACTTCAATACCTACGCCACTAGAAGATGAAGAATCTGATTGGGATTTTATTAAATGGTGTAATAAATGTGCCATAGAGAGTTTAGATATGGCAATCACACATATAGAACACATGGGAGACGAAGATGACAAAGAATGAAGTGTATAAAAGATTAGAGATGGCACAAAAGAATAAAAAAGAATTGAAGAAAGTTAAACTTAAAATCCTCGCAGAGATACAGCAACTCAAGCTGATGCTTAGAGCGATGGAAGAACAAGAGGTATTAGATGGCTGAGATAACGTACTGGACTGTAATTGGAATTACTATGGTCTGTTTTATGATTGAGTACACTAAAGGGGACGATGATGACTTTAGATGATTGGGTAGCGATTGTTGCTTATGTAGGATTACTTGGCTTATCGATGAGGGTAATATGGACAAAGTTAAACAAGTAGAGGTAGTAACACCCACGCCTAGTGTAGTTAACTGCAAGCATGACCATTGGAGAGTGTATCAAAGTCGTGGGTATCGTGAATGTGACAAGTGCAAAGAACAACGCCCTATTTTTAACGTAGTGAAGCATCAGAGATGAAGACACTAATAAACATATTGAAGTTACCTGTATTCTGTACTTGCTGTTTGTTTTACTTAGCAAGTCATATGGTATTAAGGCTTAGCATACTGCTAGATTATATTGGGGAATTTTTAGAGGACGTGATAGATGAATAAAATTGAACATAAAATTGTAGGCTACAAAGTAGTTGATAAAGACGAAGAAAAAGTAGTTGTAGAGATGATACACGAGAATTTTCCTCGTCCACCGCATTTGACGGGTACAACGTATAAGATTAAGACACCGCAGTCTGAGCACGCTTTGTATATTACGATTAACGATATGATTTTAAACGGTAATGAGCGTCACCCATACGAAATGTTTATTAACAGTAAGAACATGGAGCACTTTCAATGGGTACTTGCATTAACGCGCTTAGTGTCCGCAGTGTGGAGAAAAGGTGGTGACAGTACGTTTTTAGTTGAAGAACTCAAGAATGTCTTTGACCCAAAGGGTGGATACTATAAACGTGGTGGTGTGTATATGCCATCGCTCGTCGCTGAAATAGGAACAGTTATCGAGCAACATCTGGTTGCAACGGGTGTGATTAAAGTTGAGGTGGATGAGCATCAACAGGCGTATCTTGAAGCTAAGAAAGAAGAAGCTAAAGGTGTTGAGATGCAACTTTGCATTAAATGTAATGTCAAAGCTCTGATACTAATGGCGGAGATAGCAAGTGTGGTTGATTTTATACTGGGTATGGTGGCTATGATAGCTATTTGATTTGCAATTTGTATTTACTTATTTATTTCTGAGGATTGGTGGGTGCTATGAGTGATTTTTTAATAAAACAAATTGAAGCAACTGAAAACACTATAAAAACGTTGCAAGAACACGCAGAGTGGTTACGCAGTATGGTGGAAAAAGAAGCACCTAAAAAATGGTCGCCTGTTTGTGGGACTTGGCATATTGATGCAAACGGTATTTTTCGTAATTCAATATCGACAAAGAATCGTAGAGAATTCGGCACAGAACGCTCAACAGAAGCACAGGTAGAGCGAGCATCAGTTGAGATGCGTAGATTTAATCGGCTGTTAGCGTTAAGAGATGAGCTGTGTGGGGATGATGTGGTTGATTGGAAATCTAGTAACACTCCTAAATATTTTCTTGTTTACAACGCTTTTGAAAACGTATGGGATTTATCCGCGACACATAAAAGTTTTGTTACACCTTGTTTTAAAACAGAAGAACAAGCAAGACTTGCTTGTAATATGTTAAATATGGGAGAAGTCGAGTTATGAGTAAAGAAAGAGAGTTGTTAAAAAGAGTACGAGATACATTGCACGAATTAAAAGAAACTCATTATGATTTGTACTGGGATATACAAGCTGAACTAGATCTAGCACCACCAAAACGTGAACCTTTGAGTGATGATGAAATTTTTAACATTGGATATAATGCAGGATTTGCTCTTGACCATGTTGAAAATGATGATGATGATTGTTCCGCCTATGGATTTTTAAACGATTATGGTTACATTGATAATAATCCATATTTTAAGTTTGTCAGGGCAATAGAAAAAGCACACGGGATTGGAGTAGACAATGAGTAAAGAACAAGCACTCCGCATCCTAAAACTCTTATCCGGCTTAGAGATGTACGTTTTTATGCAAAGTGACGTTCCAGCACATCATAGCGATGAGCTGATTGCTATCATTGGCGAGTTAACTGATATTGTATTGGAGAAACAAAATGAACCAGCAAGAACAGAGAGATGCTGAGATAAAAGCGAGGCAAGAGATGCGGCTATATCAAAAGGTGTATCGAGAGAATAACAAGGATCGGCTTAAGCAATATGAAAAAAACCGTTATCTAAAATCTAAACAGGTAAATAATAATGAAAATTGAAATTAAAAGATTAGATGAAACAGCAGTAATACCAGAATACGCTACTGAAAAAAGTGCAGCAGTTGATTTACGCGCCAATATAAATAAACACATGACATTAGATCTTGGCGAAACAGTGTTAATTCCCACAGGTCTTGCTATCAATATTTATGAAAGTGAAGTAGCGGCATTGATTTTACCTCGTAGTGGTCTTGGTCACAGTTATGGAATCAAACTTGGTAACTCTGTTGGATTAATAGATGCAGATTACCAAAAAGAATTATTTGTATCTATCAAAAATACTGGCACAGGTGTTTATAAAATTAATCCGCAAGATCGTATTGCTCAAATGATTTTTATTCCCATCATTCATGTTGAGTTTGTAGAGATTGAAGAATTTAGCACGTTAACTAATCGTGGTGGCTTTGGGAGTACAGGCATATGAGTTTATTAACAGAAGACCAGATTGCCGAACTTGCTTGTATTGCTAGTAATCAATCGACAAGTAAAGATTTGTACCAAGAATTTTGTGAATGGAATGAAAAGCAATTTTTTGGGATAGAGGTAGAACCTAATTGGGAAAATGCTCCAGTTGGTGCAATAACAGCAGTGTTTTCTATGCGTTGGTACGATGAAAATGACAATTTACTTTTAAGCGATATATTTGAAGAATTTTCTAAACCCGTAACCCCACACCATCACGCAGAAATGATTATGAAATATGCAGAAGTGGCGCAAATGCGTTCTGACCCTTGGGTTGAGTTTGAATGGGGTAAAAATAATGCCCATTGGTGTAGCTGTGATAAATGGATAAATTTTAATACTGACAACTGCTACCGCCACATTGGAGAAACAAAATGATTGTTAGGGATAAATTAACAGCTCAACAGGTAGCCGATGCTTTATTTGAGATAGATTGGAGTAAAGCTCCCAGCGGTGCAGAAGAAGCTGTTTTAGAATTACATTGGCTTGACCGCAACGGTAACAAATTTGCATGGGATTTATTTGGCTATTTTGAACGACATAAAGGAGAAACAAAATGATTGCATCAACAGCTTATATTTTAATTAGCATTCTAATTTCACAAGGTAATGTGACACAAAGCACATCAACATTTGCAGACAAGGTATCATGTGAATCAGCGGCAGTTAGACAGGACTTTGTTCTTAAATCTATGGGTACTCACTTTACTCGCTGGAATTTAACCTGTCATCCTTATCTACTTGCTGGAGAAAAGAAATGAAAGTAAAGCTAGTGCAAAGCACACCGAGCCCAGAAGAACATATAGGACTGCTTGCAGGTATCTGCTATGGTAAGACAGTTTCATCTACTGAGCAGTGCATCAAACGAGCAGAACACTGTGTAACCAAAGGGCATCTATCTACACTACGCTTTGCTCATGCCACATTCTTGGTTGAGGACATTAGCCGTATTTGTAGTCACCAGTTTGTTCGCAGTAAGCATTTAGATTTCCTCCAACGTAGTCAGCGGTATTGCAATGAAGGTGAAGTAGCAATGGTTATACCAGAATCAATTGAATTTAAACTAGGTGACAAAGTAAATAACGCTGTGCAATCGTTAGCGTATCTATACCAAGAATTATTAGATGCGGGAGTTAAAAAAGAAGATGCACGGTTCATTCTTCCACAGGGTACAACAACAGAGCTTCTTGTAGTGGGTAACTTCCAAGCGTGGTATGACTTCATCAAACTGCGTAGCGGTAAAGAGGCGCAATGGGAGATACGCGCAGTAGCACATGAGATTAACCGTCAGCTACATGGAATCGCACCAAACATTTTTAAGGAGCTTGAGCATGAATAGGTTATGCGAGGTATGTAACTTAATCAAAGAAGGGTCAGCCTTTAAAACAGATAGTACAATATGTAAGAGATGTGCAGTGGTAGCAGGAGTGCAAGACAGCTTGCAAAGACGCAAGCGCAGGGACGTTAGTTCACTAGACAACAAGATGTGTAGAAAGTTTTTACAACAACATTTAATAAAGCCGACAGGTTGGGAGATGACACTATGAACGACAAAGCTAAAACAATTTACGATGCATACACACTAGGACAACTATACATGGGCGACAGTGTACATACAGTAAAAGAAGACATGGTTAACGAGCCTCCACACTACAAAAATGGTAAAATAGAGTGTATTGAGGCGATGGAAGCAATGCTTACGCCCGAAGAGTTTATTGGGTATCTGCGCGGCAACATCTTTAAATATATGTGGCGATACCGAAACAAAGGTAAAGCACATGAAGACTTGCAGAAAGCGCAATGGTACTTATCCCGATTAGTATTTATACATAACGAAAAATAACATGGCAATAGAAGAAGGAAACACAGACCTCGCGTCACTGCATGAGGAGATGATGCGAGATAAACTTATCGCAGTTATTTGCAGAGAAGCTGCAAATATAGATACAACTAACCCCACTGGACTTTGCTGG